GTAAAAAAGAAGCTTACTGAAGCTGAGTTGGAACAACTTGGCTTCGAGCCTTCTGGTTGGACAGATGAAGGCGTTTTTCATGTATCTTTTAAGAAAAGCAAAGATGAGCTTGTTCTTGATGTTTCGTCAAGTATAGATTTCGAAGGAGATAAACGAATTATGCGAGAACAGGTGGTTACATTGGAATTAAACAACGAGTGGGTATATATTGATATTAATGATTTTAACGAACTAAAAACATTAACCCAAATATTATTCAAATAATGGCCGAAAAATACAGGAAAAACACCTTGTTAAAGATTATCAAGATTCAGGATATTACGCTAGAGAATACTCGTAAAGGAATTACTCAAGAGTTCGTATATCATAATCTGATAAAAGATGAGTTTTTCTTATCGAAACGCACTTACTATAGGTACTTATCGACACCAGCAAAAAAACTATTAAAACAATTATACCCCGAGCGTTGAAAAGAGAAAAAGTTTACATAGCTGGTCCCGTAACTGGAATAGAACGCAGCAAGGTTGAACATCGGTTTAATTTATGGAAAAATCGATTAATACAGCTAGGTTACGATGTGGTATCGCCTATTGAACTTGTACCATCCAATTGCGATTGGCAGGAAGCTATGCAAATATGTCTTTTTCATTTAGCGCAATGTAATAAAGCACTTTTTATGAGTGATTGGATACACAGCGATGGAGCTTGTGTTGAAATGGAGTTCTGTATGCTTAATAAAATTCCTTTGCTTTCTCGTGGGCTTATTAAGAGTGCTTACCTATATAAAATAAAACATACGAAAGGATATTAAAATGAACGACTACTTAAAAGCACAAATACAAGAGCATTGTTATATGGTGGAGCGTGGTAAACCAATGAGTATATTATCGTACCAAGAGCGTTACCATAACGAACTAGCCGAAATAGTAAAAGAAGCTGGCTTACTTGTTAAATGTGTAATAGATAAAGAATGGGGAGTTGCATACATATTTAAGAACCCTGCTTTGCGATATGTAATTGAAGAACTACCCTGCGAACCAGAAACAGCATCGGAGCATTACTTGCTTGGTGCATTATGCGGATACGATAACAATTCTATTTGCGATTTTATTTTTAAAAATCAGTTTAAGCATGGATAAGGAAACTCTAAATAAAAAAACAAAAGGGATGTTAAACCTTGTATTGCTTAGCGGTCATAAAACTGATATCGATTCGCAAATAAAGGCCGTTGAAACCCTTAGCGAAAACTTCTTTAAACTACCTGTTTTTACGAGTATTATACAATCGTTAAAAGAATTAAGAGCAATAAAACGTAAAGAAAATGGATAAAGTAATAACCATGCTGCAATGTGCCATAGCTGTTACTGAAACAGACATTGAAACTCTAAATCTTAAACTGAAAATTGGCGATTACTCCTGGTGTAGCAGCAAACAACATATTGATGAGCAAATTGAGGATAATAGGGAGTTTATAAGGGAACTACGTAAAGCAATTAAAAAACTGGAAGAATAATGAACGACATGAATCATAAAGAATATCTTGAGTATTTAAAAGAGAATGATCCTATACTTTATTATGAGTTGACAAGTAATCCTACAGGTGTAGATTCTGATAATCATATAATATACACACCTTTAGTCTTTATTATAGTACTTATAATAATGGTTGTTTTATTTTCTATTTAACTTTATACAACGTTTAAACTGAAATTAAATGGCTATAGAACAATATAATTGGGATAATGTAAAAATACTGATTAGGGATAAAGAAATAGAAGGTGTAACCAGTATTCAATTTAGAGACAATACATTAGAATTAAGAAATGAATTTATTGAAAAATATAAAGAATTAGAAGAAAGAGTTGTTAAACAAGTTCTTCGCTTATTGTTGAACAGAGAACCAACAATTGATGATGCTAAAAAATGCCACAGGATTTTTAAACTCGGTATTATTGATAAATATATTCTGGCTTATGAAGGAACTGCATTAGGACAAATAATACACACAGGTTTATCTGTAAAGTTTATACCTGAAACTGAGTTCAAATAATTATATTATATTTAAACAGTTATTAATCTTAAATTAAGCGTTATGAAAAAATTTATCTATTTATTATTGTTTGTGGGATTACAATCGTGTGGTTTAACTGCCATTGAATCTAATAATGGTAGTTATTCAGGCCCTTTGCTTGTTCACGATAATTCAATTCTTTTAACTAATCTATTGTTGATTATTATAACAATAATGCTATTTGTTATTGCTAAAAGGCTTGGTAAACCTAAAGACAAGCCTATTAAGGAACGATTAACAGAAGAAGAAATTGAAGAAGTAATAAGCGATTTGAAAAGAAAGTAATTTATATTGGTAAATATAAGCACAAAAAAGCCGAGAAGATCTTCTCGGCTTTTTTTATGTCATTGTTTCAATATCTGGAGTGAGTGGTACATCTATCTTATTTTGCTGTTTAAAGTCTTTGGTGTAATCGATAAGTGTAACATCTTCGGTTTTACCGCCAGTTAAGGAATCGTGTACTTTATCGATAAAGCATTGGTACGATATTACATGATACCGCAAATAAGGTGTTATTTGCGGTATTTCTCCTGCATAAACCAATCCTGATGTATTACTGGCACGCAGTTTATTTAAAATATACTTAACCGTTTTAATCATTAAAATATACTCCATTCCAGCTTCTAGTGTTTGGCTAAAACTTTCGGTGTTTACTCCCGGATCTTGTGCCAAATGAAAATCGAGCCTTGCCAAGCTTGGTTCGTTTATATTATCTTCAATAATTTCCCAACCAATAAATATACCGGGTAAGAAAATTTCAAAATCTTCTACATGATCCAACTGACCATAGTTAATATCTATCTGCCTTATTTCTGGCAAACCTTTATCTGTAAATACAGCTTTGTTAGCATTGAATGTATCTACTATTTTTTTGTACAAAATTTCCATAGTTTCCAGTATTTAGTATCAAGTATCAAGATTTTATTGCCTTCGTAATTTCAACTGTCATCATACGTTGTATGCGAGCATCTTGTACAGCCGAGTCTCCTATAAATTGTCTTTGTGGAATATTCATGTTAAGAGTACGCTTAAAGCTTTTTACTTTTTTGCCATTACGTATATGCGAACGAACACGCTGGTTAACACGTCCACGGAAACCATCGTTATGCACTTGTGCATATTCAACATCGGTTCCCATAATTGCAGAATTATGATCGGCATGTATCACCCTGGGGCTTTTGCGTAATCTTCCAGATTTAACTAATGTTGAACGCCTGGAGCTTCGTTTGGTTTCACCTTTTACAGCTTTTCGTTTCTTCCAAGGCTGAGTGGTATTATCAAGCCAATTTTGCTGTTTAAATCGATCTTTTGTAAAGTTAACTGCTTCCATTGCCGCACGGCGTGGTAGCGTGTCAACAACTCTGCTTACACGATCGAGCATTGCAAAATATTCAGTTAATTCACTCATTAATTTAGTATCAAGATTTTAGTATCAAGTATTGAGATATTATTAATTTTTCATTTTTAATTAAAATTAATATCCTAATTCAGTGTTACGAACTACTCGCATCATCATTTTCGAGAACCATTCTTTCAGTTCCTGTGCATCCATATTTTGTAAGGTTGTATTTTCGGTATTAATACCACCTTTCACAAAGGAATCGATGTTAATAGTAAGGTTTCGTATTTGCTTGGCATTACCTGTAATTTTATCGATAGGCGATTCTTTTACCAAGCTGGTATCTTCGTTACCTGTTTTAACACCAGCTTCCTGATCGGCTAGGCTTTGATCGTGATCTTCAGGAAGACTAGCATAAGCTTGTTGCAGCTTTTTGTCTAAATCGCTTAGCGTTGATAATGCTCCTTTATCGTAATGAGCGCTAAATCTTTGGTATGGTTTTGTGTATTCGTATATATTCGCTTCGTACTTACGAACTTTAGCGTAATCATTCTGGTAAAATTCATACAATCGATGTATGTCTGCAAATACATCATCAAATTGTGTAGTTGTAAACTGCCCAGGATTATTAATAATATCGGAAAATTTTTCTAATATGTCATCGGTTCCTTTTTGTTCGTAACCTTTTGCAGCATTGGCAGGGTTTATATACGATCGTGCATTCCCTAAGAATCTTAACTTTGTTTCTTGCCATGCCACTTTAGTTGGTAACATCTCTTCGCCGATATCAGCCTTTAGTATTTTAAGTCTGTTTTCTAATTGCTCGTTCAGGTATGCCGAATCTTGCCTTGATATATTTAATGCTTTCGAAAGATCTAATCCTGTAGCATCGAAATTGTTTATCATACTCTGTAGCTGTTCGGTGCTACCCATAGCGGATTGTATAAAAGATGTTAAACCTTCCGATCCCGTGAATTGATTTTTTAGGTCGATTAATGCTCTGTCGTTATCGCCTAACTTCTTAAACTTATTGCTTAACTCAAGTAATAAACTATCGGCTTGTTTCATTTCGCCGTTGTTATTATACATATTAATACCGATCTTTTTAAAGGCATCAATAGTACTTTTTTTAGTTAAGTCGTTAAATAAGGATTTTGTTAAAGTAGCAGCTTCGTCAACCGATTTTACTTTAACAGTAAATAAGGAGAATATCTTATTAGCAGCTCCAAAGTTCTGTTTTGCCGACGATGCCGAACCAGCGTATACACTCATTACTTTCGATAGTTGATCGAAAGTGGTAACCCCTGTTTTTACGGTAGCAAATGCAGCACGGTTAAACTCATCGAGCTTATCGGCTCCGAATCCATAATTTGCCATTGCCTTGGCAGTACCTTCAACCCACGAGTTAAAATCGGCTTGCATTAATTTAGCGAATTCGCCTTGCTTAGCTACAATGTTTTTCACTTCTGATCTATACTTGCCAGTAACCGATTGCACATCGAAAAAGGCTGTCGATGTTTGGTTCATATCGAAGCCTTTCTTAAATGCAGTATCTTTTACCAGACGTTTTAGATGTTGCATGTCGGCAATAGGCTTATCGAGATTAAGCATCTGAAGCTCTCTGAATTGTGTGTTAAAACCTGCTGCATCGTTTATAGCTGAATTAGCAGCCTTACCTATACCGAATATTGCCGCTGCCGCTAAAGTAATTGGATTTTTAAGCAACCTGAAGGCTGTGCCAACCATAGGTACTTCGCTTTGAATATCGCGCATAGCTTTAACCGCATTTAGCTTTAAGTTGCCAAACTGTTTACTAACAGGATTTAGACTAAACCCATTAAACATGTTTTTAAAAGAAGATCCACTCGATGATTTAATATCGTTAATTTTAGATTTAATTTCACGAACATTCGAGTTAACCGTTTCTTTAGCCTTAGTAAATCCAGTTTTCAATTTAGATTTAAGATCTAAAAGTAGCTCTACTTTTGCTTGTCCTTTTGTAGGCATATTAAAAAGTTTTGACTTTTAATTAATTGTTTTGTATATTTGTAATGTTCCTAGATGCTCGCATCTTGGAAGCCCAAAGCCCGAATTACTTTTTGTAGTTTGGGTTTTGCATTTTAATAAGTTCGCCATTATTATCGATCCACACCTGCTTAATAGATTTACTTTGGTTAAATATTCCATTAACCGGGCGCTCGATATTTTCCAAGCTTAATTCCTGATCCAACTTAATATGTATGTTCTCGGCTTGCTTAGATGCTTTCCATAAATTACGCTGTATGCTTTTATAATTGGCATTCGCAATATGTTTAAATTCAAAAAGCTTATTGTTAACCAATGCATCGGGATTTTTGCCTTTTATGAATTGGTCTGTTTTATAAATAATCTTCCTAATCTTATCATCCGACTGACCCAGTACTGGAAGTAATTTTACTTTATAACCCGAATCAGCCAATGCTTTACTTATGGCGGTATTCATGTACTGTTCGTTAATATTATGGAGCATGTGCATCTTAACCGATCCGTTTTCTGATGCATATACATTTTTATAAGCAACATCATCGGGAAGGGTTTGAATGGCTTGCCGTAATATTTTTAAAGGAGTGCCTTCGTAGTATGGATGATCTTTTGGAAATACCAAACCATTATCGGCTAAGTTTGTTTGAAACATTTTCGGGATCTTGATATCGGGTACCTGATCTGTTTCTTTGGCAAAACTTGTACTTAACTGATTTGCACTACAACGGCAACGCCATCCGTTTGGTGGGAAATATTTTTTCCAAAACGCATCAGCTATTTTACGCACAATACCATCGAGCGCAGCATGTTCGGTTCTTACATTTTCGTCGCCAACGGTATCGTATTTAAGGTATGGCATGATATCGGCATTTTGTTGGAATTCTGCCCAACGTGCTGCCATTGTACTACCACCCACAGCCTGATCGTACTCTGTACCTAGCCAACGCCTGTATTTTTCATCATCAAGTTTAACCGTATCTCTAAAATCTTCGAACTTCCTGAGCTTGCCATTCTCATCTTTTAAAGCAAGAGTCATATCACGAAGTTGTTGGTAGTTTTTAGCAGCCGAAAAATGCCATACATCACGAGTAAGGCGTGTTAACATGGCAGCATCTGGTGTAGTGAAATCAACTTGAGCAAAAGTTTTGCCAAATCCTTTAGTTAGCTGGCTCTCCAGAGCTGATCCAACATGCTTTAAAAGTTTTGCATCGATATCACCAATTCCAATTTTGCCATTGTATACATCATCGATAATACGTTTTACTTCACGTTTTATGGATGATGTAAGCGTAGCCGGAAGATCATCAATAGCTGAAGGATGTTTACCACCACAATGTGGGCAAACATCAGCATAAAGATCGGGCTTATGTTCGGTGATAATGGATGCCCTTGGATTATCACCTACTGAAAATTTGCACTAAGTCCTTTTGTGGAGCTGGGTGTAGAAGTTTGTTTTTTGCTTACAATAGGAACATTAAATGTTTTTGATATCCACTGTTCATCAACTTCATGAGTGGTTAAAACACCTTGTACAATTTCCCAATGCTCTTTTAAAGTTAAAGATTCGCTACGATCGAAAACAAAACGTTCGTTATCGTTAAACTTAAATCCATGCATACGAAGCATAGGAATAAGCTTATTATTAACGGTGAACTCTATCATTCGTCGATCTTTCTCAGCTATCTTATCATCTAAAGTACGCTCATGCACTTCCGATTGACTTCTGGAGCTTCCGTCATCGATTACCATTGTACCACCCACAATGTTTTTACTCATTTCATCGTTTGTGGTTTTAATCTGCTCCATAAATATTTTGTGTGGATCTCCTTTTGTAGATCCATCATAAATAGTAATTTTTGTTCCTTCAGGAAGAATGGCATTAGCGGCCTGTCCCATATCATCCAGTGCACTTTGAATCTGATCCAATTGTTTTTTATCGGTGTGCATTGTTTCGGCAGCTACTAGCGGAATACCAAATTTTTCAGACAAGTCTGCCCATACCTGTTGGGCGTTTCGTTTCCATATAAGCTGTGGTACAATATCGTTCATTATACCATATGGATGAATGCTTTCAACATAAATCATGTTACGTTGAAATTTAGGGTCTGAATAGTTTATAAACTGAGTACCACCCACTTCGAAATATATTCGTTGATTTTGTGGGCAAATATTACGATGTGGTACAGGCTTCCAAATCATATTTACAGGATCAACCAGCTCTACAACCGAATATTTACGATATATACTATCCAACCAAAACTCCATCAGGTTATAAAACCACTCTGTTTGTAGCTGCTGAGTTACTTCATCGTTCTCGTTACCATCTTGGTCCATAATATAAAAACGATTACCTGTAACAGCAGCCATTCTTATCTGTCTTAAAGCCATGTAATGACCATCGCTCATTAGATTATCGTACAAATCTTGTAACACAAACCAACGAGGATCATCTATATTATATGCAAGATCACCAGCATCACGCCATTTTGAAATATTAGAACGAGTTCGATCTTTAAACTCTGAAATAATTTGAGTTACAAGTCCAGATTTACTACCCCCTTTTGTTGCAGCAACAGGAGATTTGCTTTCTTTTTTTATTAATCCCCATAAATAGGATTCTGTTTTAGTATTAAATTCGTTCATAATTAATATCTGTTTGATTCGGGAGTACTTTTGCTCCAAATTCTAATATCGATGGCATTTGTGCCGTCTTCATTAGTTAAAAGGGGTAAATTACAAGCTGCACCTTTCTGAACAGCCCTTAGCCATTCCAGACAATCTGCATACCGATCGCTTCTTGTTTGCGGTATTCTGTTACCGCCTTCTTTGCTCCATAAATGGTATAAAGCCATATCTATGGCGCACATTACAACAAAGCTATCTCTTGCATCATCATCTCCTTCGGCAGGAGCATCAATAAAAATTTGTTCAATATCGTAACGGCCAGCTAAGTAGTTCTTCATTTGTGCCACAGCCATATCTTCCGCTTTTTTAAGCTTCGATTTTTCCTGTGTAGGATCAATTACATTTGAAATTTCGCTGCGTAGTTGAACGTTATAATCACTTTCTATAATAAATGCCATAATTAAAACCTGTTTTTAGAATTACTTCGAATACTTGTTTTGCTTCTAGTTCTCATAGAACTATAATTTTCGGTTCTTACATAACTCCCCAATTGATTTAATGCCTGTTCATCGGCATCGGGACTATCATCGTGCGTTTTATATCCAGGTTCAATTCCTTTAAGTTGAGATATGCCCACTTGCATATCATTGTTAGCCTGTTCTTTTATGTTATAATAAATCCGTCCATTTTGGTAATAAGGATGAAGTCCTGCGACAATACGATCGTATTTGTTTGTTCGAGGCCGTTCGTTAATTGTAATATTTAGTGGCCTACCTTTTTCATTCTCAACTAAACGAAGAGCATCCTTTAGTGGATCGTTCCAGAACTGACTTTCTACCTTCCAGTGTATTATAACAGTTTCGGGCAAACCTTCTTCGTAATCGTATATGAAACGGATAGCATCAACCATTTTACACTGACGAACAAATGCTTTTAATTGCCAAAAATTACGCTCGTGTAAGCCCCATACCTTAACCGCATTGTAATCGCTTTTACCCGAGAAAGCAACATCCCAAAAACCCATTATAATACGAAAATGATTTAAAGCTGGTGGCTTTGCCCACTGAATCATATCATCGGTAAATATTTTGCCTTCGGTATGTTTCTCGTTGTTATATTCGGCACGTGCTGCCAGTGATCCAATGTCTTCTTCAACATCTTT